GCTCAAGACATTTACCTTACAGGTAATCCCCAAATTACTTTCTTCAAAGTTGTCTACCGCAGACACACCAACTTCGCGATGGAGTCGGTTGACCAAACTCTTAATGGATCTGCTGCTCTTGGAAACAAAGTCACCGCGACTGTTTCTAGAAATGGTGATCTTGTAGGAAGAATGTACTTAGAAGTTCCTTTAACTTTGACAGGAAATACTACTAGTTCTCAACAGTTTGTAGGTGTAAATCCTGGACACACTGTAATTAGTGAAGTAGAAGTTCAAATTGGTGGTCAACAAATTGATAAACACTATGGACACTGGATGGAAGCATGGGCTGAACTTAGTGAGCCTAACGATGCAGGATCAATGGGAATATCAAGTGGTGGTGGTACAAGATTTCAAAATTTAGCAATGGCTGGTGGTGTAGGACAAGCAACAGCTGCGGATGCTACTGAAGATAAAGCTGTTGTTTGCCGTGTTCCTCTTCAATTCTGGTTCAATCGCAATCCTGGTCTTGCTCTTCCACTTATTGCTCTCCAATACCACGAAGTTAAAGTATCGATTACACTTGCTTCTGGATTTACTGGTTTAGCTTTAACTAATAATGCCAGTGTTCAACTTTGGGCTGACTACATCTACCTTGATACTGATGAACGCAGACGCTTCGCTCAAGTATCACATGAATACTTAATTGAACAAGTTCAACACACAAGTGGCTCGACCGCCTCAATTGATCTTAACTTCAATCACCCAGTTAAAGAACTTGTATGGACTGGTAATTACGCTGCTGCAACAGGTTTAAGAACTGGTCTTCCTGTAGCAAATACAAAACTTGTTCTTAATGGCCACGATCGCTTTGCTGAAAGACCCCGTGAATACTTCACACAAACTCAAGTATGGCAACACCACACTGGTACCCCTGTCACATGTGATACAGCATTAACTTCTGCCGCTATAGGAAAAGCGTCTGTTGATGAAATTGCTGTTTACTCGTTTGCCCTCAAACCAGAAGAACACCAACCATCGGGTACTTGCAACTTCTCGAGAATTGACAACGCTCAACTTAAGATTGCTGGAAATTCGGCCAACGTAAATGTATACGCCGTCAACTACAACGTACTCCGCGTCATGTCGGGTATGGGTGGTCTCGCTTACTCTAACTAATCAAGAGTATCTCGCTTACTCGAACTAAGCAAGAGTATATCGCTTACTCGAACCAGACTACGAAATATAATAATTAAAACTTATTTTTAAAATTAATATAATGTAAAATTATAATAATTATTTTCTTTTTATAATATAAAACAATGGGAGGAGGATTAATGCAACTCGTTGCCTATGGCGCTCAAGACATTTACCTTACAGGTAATCCCCAAATTACTTTCTTCAAAGTTGTCTACCGCAGACACACTAACTTTGCCATGGAAGCTGTTCAACAAACACTTAGTGGAACACCAGATTTCGGTAATAAAGTAACTGCTACTATTTCTAGAAATGGTGATCTTGTTGGAAGAATGTATGTTGAATGTGATCCATCTGCTGTATTAAATAATGCTACATTCGCACCAAATCCTTTACATCAACTTCTTAAAGAAATGACTGTTGAAATTGGTGGTCAACAAATTGATAAACACTATGGACACTGGCTTAATGTATGGACTGAACTTACTGAACCAACAAATGTTTCAATTTTAGATGATACCGGTAGATACGCTACTGCTGTTACTACTAGAGGAACTGATACTGAAGCTCGTGTACCACCTACACCTTATCAAAGAATGGCTTTCGGTGTTAAATCTGATGGAGCTACTGCACCTGTTGAAAAAAGAGCAGCTGTTCCTCTTCAGTTCTGGTTCTGTAGAAATGTTGGTCTTGCTCTTCCACTTATTGCTCTTCAATATCATGAAGTAAAAATATCAATTACATTTGATACAAATGCTAATGTAGCATCTGGTTCAGGGTCTCTTTCATCTGTTCAACTTTGGGCTGACTACATCTACCTTGATACTGATGAACGCAGACGTTTTGCCCAAGTATCACATGAATATTTAATTGAACAACTTCAATATCAGTCATCTAGTCCAGCATCATCTCACAAACTTAACTTTAATCATCCAGTTAAAGAATTAGTATGGTGTGGCCAAAGATCTGGAAATGCTGGTGTTCATGGAGGTACAGCTACTCCTATGAGATTAGCTTTACATTCTGACCCAGCAAGTAAAATTCGTGATACAAATGATACAGTTACACTTAAATTAAATGGACATGATCGCTTTGCTGCTAGACATGATACATACTTCACACGCACACAGCCATGGCAACATCACTCTAATCCATGTGGAGGACCTCAAGCGGATGCTATTTCTGTTTATTCGTTTGCTCTTAAACCTGAAGAACATCAACCATCTGGTACATGCAATTTCTCTAGAATTGATAATGCTCTATTAGTATTCTCGAATAAAGTATGTGGAGGTGACCCTAATGCTGGTCTTCATATCTATGCTGTTAATTACAACGTACTCCGCGTCATGTCGGGTATGGGTGGTTTAGCTTACTCTAATTAGATTACTTAAAAATTTTTTTATTTTTAAATTAACAAATTATTATTTTTTTATTAAAAATATATAACAAGTTTAAATATAATTAATTATTTTTCTAATAATATTATAATAGTATAAATAAATGGGAGGTGGTCTAATGCAACTCGTTGCCTATGGTGCTCAAGACATATATATTACTGGAAATCCTCAAATTACTTTTTTTAAAATAGTATATAGAAGACATACAAATTTCGCAATGGAATCTGTACAACAATCATTAACAGGTAATAATGTATCTAGTACAACATCTAAAAAAGAATGTTCTTCAATAATTTCAAGAAATGGAGATTTAATAACAAATTTGTATATTACTACAACAACACCTGGCGTTATAAATGGAGATTCAATAATTGATGACGCATTAATTGAAATTGGTGGTCAAAAAATTGATAAACATTATAAAGAATGGATGCAAATATGGGCTGAATTAACAACACCTGAATCAAAAGCTCTTGCTTATAAAAATATGACTGGTTGTTTCTCACATAGTTTAAATAAACTTAATCAAGTTATATCACAAGGTAATAACATGATACAAATACCATTAATTTTTTGGTTTTGTAGAAATCCTGGATTAGCATTACCATTAATTGCTTTACAATATCATGAAGTTAAAATTAAATTTACTTTAGGTTTAAGTTCAGATATTGGTACTGATACAGAAATAAAATTATTTGTTGATTATATATATCTAGATACTGATGAAAGAAGGCGTTTTGCTCAAGTATCACATGAATATTTAATTGAACAATTACAAAGAATTGAATCTGATAATTCTGATTCTCATAATTTAAATTTAAATCATCCTGTTAAAGAATTAATATGGACTACACCATTAACAAACCAATATGGAACTGCTAAATTACAATTAAATGGACATGACCGTTTTACAGAACAAGAAGAAGAATATTTTCAATTAAGACAGCCATTTGATTATCACACATCTGTTCCAGGTATAAATATAGATTTACAAGAAAGACCTCAATTACAATTCTATAATTCAGCAACAGATAATATATTAAAAACTATAACAACTATTGAAAATAGTGGAGCTTCACCTAATTCTAATACTATTATAATAACAAGTACAGATCTTATATTTAATACTAGTGTTAATCCTCAATTTAAAATAGGTGATATTTTATTAGTTACATCACAATCATCTGATAGAATAATTACACAATTATTTACTATTATTGGAGGTTCTGAAAGTAATTATAAGATCAATAATTCTAGTAATGTAAGTGATTACATACCAGCAACTTCACAAGGTAGTATTAGATTATTAGCACGAATACAAGATCCAATACCTCGATGTTCTAATTTAAAGAAAAGAATTAATGTATATTCATTTGCATTACAGCCTGAAGAACATCAGCCATCAGGAACTTGTAATTTTTCTAGAATTGATAATGCTAAATTAATATTTAATTCTAATGCTGGTAGTACAGCAGATGATAATGTTAATATATACGCAACTAATTATAATGTTTTAAGAATAATGAGTGGTATGGGGGGTTTAGCATATTCAAATTAATTATATTTAATTTTCATATAAAAATAAAAATTTTACACTCTAGTCCAAACATTTACTTGAAATTTACCAGAACCTACTTCAAGTGGATCTACATTTCTATATTCATTTGATTTATGTAAATAACCTAAAATATATTTTTTATTAATTAACTTATCATTAATTTTAGTTTTAGACCTAATTTTCTTTAAAGATAATGGTTGATTAAAATCTAATTCATTTAACTTATTTTTAACAATTTCTTTACTTAATTCTTTCTTCATTATCACTATATAAATATATAAATTATTTTTTAAATAATTTTTATAAATGATATAAAATTATTACTAATAGTAATTATAAAATGGATCAAAATAAGATTAATGATAAACGAAAAAAAATTATATTTTGTTTACCTGGAAAAACATATTCTAATGAATTTTTATTATCTTGGAGTGATTTAATTTTATGGTGTAGTAAAAATGGTTATGATTTTACTGTATCTCAAAATTATTCAAGTGTTGTACATTTTGCTAGAACATTATGTTTATGTGGTGATAATAAAAGAGGTAAATATCAAAAACCATTTGATAATAAAGTAGATT